TAGGTAAACTAGGTAAAATAAGTCATGAAAACACTTGACTTTTTCAAAATTTTTAGTATATTTGTATAACAAAAGTAACTTAGAAAAATAACAATTAATTATATAAATTTAAACACAATGAGTAATGAACAAAATGCCTTAGAGGCAATGTTAGCACAGTATGAGGCTAACAACAAACCAAAGTACGAAAAAAGCGAAACCGCTAAAACGTATGATTTGAAAAACTATTTTACAACTTATGATTTAGAAAAAGATGAACAATCTAAAACTAAAGAAATCAGAATCCTTCCAAACCCAAAAGGTGGTTCTCCATTAGTTGAATTCCATGGCCACACAGCTATTGTTGATGGACAAAAGAAAACATTCCCATGTTTACAACATGAAAAAGGTATTGCATGTCCTTTTTGCGAAGCTCGTGAAGCTTTACTTGCTACTGGTGATGCTGGTGACAAAGAATTAGCAAAAAAATACAATTCTAAAAAAATGTATATCGCTAAAGTTATTGATAGACATAATGAAGAAGAAGGAGTTAAATTTTGGAGATTTAACCATGACTTCCGTAAAGAAGGTGTTTTTGATAAAATTCACGGTGTTGTTGCTGGTCTTAAGAAAAACAAAAACATTACTAGCCCAACTGAAGGTCGTGATTTAACTATTATGATTAACAGAAACCAAACTGGTCTTCCAATCATTTCTACTATTGTAGCACAAGATTCTGATGTGTTAAGTGCTAATGCAGAATTGTCTGCTGAATGGTTAGCTGACGAAAGAACATGGGAAGATGTTTATTCAGTAAGAAATTACGATTACCTAGCTATTATCGTAAGAGGGTATACACCTATCTGGGATAAAGAAGCAAAATGTTTCGTAGCAAAAGAATTGATTAAAGAAACTGAAAATGAAGATGCTTCATTAGATGCTGAATTAACAATGGCTGTTGAAAATGTTAAAGCTAATGTAACGGAAGCGGAAACAATTACGAATCCACAATCTACCACTCCAGAAGATGAAGACGTTGACGACTTGCCATTTTAAAATGGTAATAAATACAAAAAAAGAAGTGAGAAATTGCTTCTTTTTTTTGCTAAAATAACGAGAAATAAAAATTAAACATTAATGGCAGTAAAACCCAAAAAAACAAATGAAAAACCAGCAATAGCTAAAGTAGCATTTGATTTAGATTCATTCTTAGAATCAGAAAACATTAACTCAGAACCAAAAGATAAAGATTTATCTTGGATTCCATTATCAAAAGCATGGCATGATGCATTAAAATTACCTGGATTTCCACGTGGTTATTTATCTCTAGTAAGAGGTTATTCAAACACTGGTAAATCAACAGCATTTTATGAAGCAATTGTAGGTTGTCAAAAAATTGGTGATTTAGCCGTAGTAATTGAAACTGAAGGTAACTGGAATAGCGAACATGCTAAACAAGTCGGGGTTAAATTCAAAGAAGTTGTAAATGAGCAAACTGGTGAGATTACAGAGAAACCAGATGGTTTTATTTTGATTAGAAACAAGGATTTGTACAATATGTATAAAAACTACAATCATCAAGATAGTAAAATGATGACTAAACCTACAAGAGGGGAACCAGTTATCGAAGACGTTTCATTATTTATTAGTGAAATGCTTCAAAAACAAGAAGATGGTATTATTACCAATGATATGTGTTTCCTTTGGGATTCTATCGGTACACTTAACTGTTATAAATCTGCTTGTTCAAACACTAGTAATAATATGTGGAATGCTGGTGCTATGGGTTGTTTCCAAGCCATTGTTAACTTTAAAATTCCATCTAGTAGAAGTATTGATAGTCCATATACAAATTCAATGGTTTGTGTTCAAAAAATATGGTTAGATAATATGAATGGAACGGTAGTGAAACACAAAGGTGGTGAGTTTATGTTCTTTAACTCTAGAATTATTGTTCATATTGGTGGTATCCTTACTCACGGAACTAAAAAATTAACAGCGGTTGCTTTGGGACAAGATTTCCAATTTGGTACTGAGGCTAAAATTAGATGTGAGAAAAATCACGTAACGGGTATCGAAAGAAACGGTACCATCGCATCAACACCACATGGTTATGTTAACCCAAGTGAGTTAGATACATACAAAAAAGAAAAGAGACAATTTATCCATGACGCTTTGAATGTTAGTTATGATGAAGAAATCAATTTCGAAGAAGAAGAAGGTCGTCTTGAAGGAGATGATATCAGAGAGTAACAAAAACTAGTATTAACCTTATAAAGGTTTAGAATGAACAAAAGACCACCAAAAAATGGTGAAATAAGAGAAGAAATTCAAAACACACTTTTAGTAGACGGAAATGCCTTATTCAAACGGGGCTTTTCTGGTGCTAAAAATTTGTATAACAAAGATGGTATCCACATAGGTGGCGTATACCAATTCCTTACAACACTTCGTATGTTGCTAGAGCAAGAAATGTATCACAGAGTTTATGTATTCTGGGATGGAAATTTCAGCGGCAAACTTAGATACGAAATTTACGAACCATATAAAAGTGCTCGTGGTAAAGACTACAAAAACGGCACTCAGCCAATTGACGAATCAGAATTAAAACAACGCAGAATCGTTTGGGATTATCTAAATGAATTATGTATCAGACAATTAAAAGATGAGGTTATCGAAGGTGATGACTTTATAGCGTATTATTGCCTTACAAAAAACAAAAACGAAAAAATAACTATCTGTACAAATGATAGTGATATGGCTCAATTAATAAATGAGGATGTAAGGATATTTTTTTTAAATTTTAAAAATTATGTTGGTAAAGCCAATTATTCTTCGTACTTTAGCCATAATATAGAAAATTCAATGTTGATTAAATCAATGATTGGTGATACAGCAGATAGTATTAAAGGAATTAAAGGTTTAGGTGAAACAACACTACTAACCCATTTTCCTGAGTTGACAAAAAGAAAAGTAACTTTAAACGAAATTATAGAACAAGCTAGTAAACAACAAGAAGAAAGAATCGCACAAAAACAGAAACCTCTTAAGGTATTACAAAATATCATAGATGCCGTAACTGATGGAGTTCAAGGTAATAAAATATATCAAATCAATGAAAGATTGGTTAATTTATCTAAACCCATGATGACAACAGATGGAATAAGAGCGTTAGAACTACTTAAAAATGGTTCTCTACTACCCGAAAACAGGGAATTCAAGAAAGTATTTGAAATGATGAAAAGTCATGGTATAGATAAAGAAATAGGAGAATATCGATATCCAGAGTATTTAGTACCTTTCAAAAAATTAATCGATAGAGAAGAAAAAAATAAATAAAAATAATTTAAAAACGTATGTCACAAACAATAGAAACACAAAAAAGAGTAGAAGTTGAAAGATTTGAATTTTCATTCTTCGTTAATGACAATATTATTTGTCAGAGATATTTCAAAATTAGAGATTTTGATGAGAATTTAGCACCTTTAAACGAAGCTTCGGCTAGGGTTTATAAATCTAATGTAAATAAAGAATTAGCTAAGGTTAATTTGTTAAAAGAATTAGCTGATTCAGTTGCAAGTGTTGATTATGGTATTATACCAAATTACTTGAAAAAGAAATCAATTGATTATTTATGGGATAATTATAAACCATATTATGCTCAAAATGAAGATTCTTATAAAACACCACCAAAGAAAGGTGATATATTCAAATTTGAGGTTAAAGTTGATACTCAATCAATCCTTAGAGTTGAATTCCCTAATGAATATTTCACATTAAACCCTAAAATCAATGTTGATATTAGAGAAGTTATCCAGGAAATCATGACTGAAATAAGATATTATTTAAGTGTAAAAAATAATGCAAAAGTATCGAATTAATTCGATGCTTTTGTATATTTATAATAACAAAGTTTTAAAAGAAAGAGAAAAAGCATGGCAAAAATAGACAGAAGTAATTTAGGGTATTTAGGGGCAGATTATCAATTAAGATTGATTGCACAAATACTTACCGATAGAAAATTCGGTAATGCGATAATAGATATTGTTAATCCAAATTATTTCGAAGATGAATATTTAAGAATTGTTGTTGGTGGTATTAAGAACGCCAAAGCAAAAGATGACATAATTCCAGATATTAGTAGTTTGGAATTTAGATTACTCGAAGAAGTTAAAGACGATACTCAAAGACGTTATGCTTTAACGCAACTCAGAAAAATAAAAGAAGCTGATTTAAATGATACCCTTTGGGTACAAGAAACTGCTATGAAATTTTGTAAACAACATGAGCTTATGAAAGCTCTTGCTGAAATCAATAAAATCATAAGCAAAGGTGATATTGAGAATTATGAAGAATGTGAAAGTAAATTAAGAAAAGCACTGGAACATGGTGATAGTAAAGATGATGGTATGGGTGTGTTTGATGATATAGATTCAGTTTTAGCTGATGATTTTAGAAAACCAATACGTACAGGTATTGAAGGATTAGATGAGGTAATGGATGGTGGTTTATCAAAAACTGAGTTAGCAATAATTCTTGCACCATTTGGAGTTGGTAAAGCGTTACCAAATTCAAATAAAATTTACACACCTGAAGGTTACAAACTAATGGGTGATGTAAAAGTTAATGATAAAGTATTTGGTAGAAACGGTAAAGAAACTAATGTTATTGGTGTTTACCCACAAGGTAATAGACCAATATTTAAAATTAGTTTTAATGATGATACTTTTACTTTTTGTGATGAAGAACATTTGTGGTCAGTTAATAGTATCAACCAACGAAATTATTCATCGTGGAAAGATGGAAAAAGAATTAAATTAGAACCAGATAATTCATTTAAAGTAATTAAAACATCAGATTTAATTAATAAACTAACCTTTGGAACCAAAAAATCGTTAAATTTTAAGATACCAATAGTGGAACCAGTTGAATTTAATGAAAAAGAATTACTAATAAATCCATATGTTTTAGGTGTTATGTTAGGTGATGGTTATATGAAATCATCTAGATTTACAACTAAAGATATTGAAATAGCTGATGAAGTTAGTAGAACTAATTCAGTAAACGTTTCAATTAAAGAAAGATGTAGAGATATTGATAAAGGTGATGTTTTAGTTCAAGAGTGTTTATTTGATGTTTGTATTTATGGGATTACTGATAAATTAAAATCTTTGGGTTTATATGATAAAAAATCTGATACTAAATTTATACCTACAGATTATTTATTCAATTCAATAGAAAATAGGGTAGAACTACTTAGGGGGTTATTAGATACCGATGGTAATGTTAGAAAAAATGGTGGGATTGAATATGTCAGTACATCAAAAGAATTAATTGAAAATGTTAGATGGTTAGTTTTATCATTGGGTGGGTTTTGTAAATTATCTAGTAAATTACCAACCTATACCTATAAA